CATATATATTACTCACATATATAAATAGTCAGTTTAATCCAAAATCACATACTTTTTTTTAATTTTTTCACAATATTCTAATGCTGATTTTGTTCCGTTGGTAATCTCCCCGTCTTTACAAAATGCCACTACTTTATCAGAATATTTAACTAAATCTTTGTTTCGTTTGTGATAATAACCCACCGCATAAGGTTTTCCATAATTATAAGCTTCCATTACACAATACATATTATGTGGTTGATGTTGTGGTGGGAATTCACTATAAGGAACTTTAAACTCTAATGCGTATTTCTTTGCGTATCTATCTGCTCCGTCTTTGGCTCCACCAGAAACAATTTCTACTTCTGGGTGTTCCATTTTTAATCGAAATATAAAATTCTGTATGTTTTTTTTGTTAGTGTAGGTTCGACTTCCGATAATTGCTATCTTCATTAGTCGTTTCGTTTTTGTTTTCTAACTGGTTCCGGATTAAGTTCTTCTTTATTAACGAACTCGTATGTTTTTACAAAATGTTTTAATCCATTTATGATGTCTCTTGGATTATCATACTCGTATGCAAATCTATAATATTGTAATTGTTTAGAACCTCTTGGTCTAATATCATACATTATAAAATTATTCTGGTCATCAGTTAATTCTGGTATAATTATAATTTTAGTCTTGAACTCTCCTGATGTTTTCCAGTATTTGATAAATGGTTCAAGAGTTTTTAAGTCAACCATTTCTGTATTTCTATCATACCAAAAGTATAATGGAAATGATGCACCCTCAAAATAATCCATTTGTTTCAATTTCATCAATTCTTGAAATACTTCTTGTTCAAAATCTGTTGCTAAAAAATCTGTTACTTTAATTCTTAAACTTGGTTCTGTCATTCTAAGTCCTTACAACTTCTACACTTCTTGTGTTTTTCACATTTTTCATAGTTGTGTGCGATGATTTTACCTTTGTCATCATAACACTCGTCTATGAACTCTTGTAACCTTGTCATAACCTTATTAACACTTGGTTTTCCACTTGCTGGCGAGAACGCCTGAATTCTTTTCTGTGGATACATCATATTTTCATATAATCTTCTCTTTAATATTAAATATTCAACATCTATTTTATCTTCTGATATTTCTAATTGTTTTGCCATAAAATGTTTATACAACAACAACTGATTAGTTTTGTTCTTGTCGGCTTTCATATATTTGTTCCACCCCATAGTAGATGATTTGATGTCAATGACTTTCATACGACCAGTTTTCTTGTCGTGTAGAACAACATCCATAAACCCTACAAATCTCATATTCTTTGGTAGTTTGTAATTTAGATTCATCTCGATGCCGACTAACTCAGTATCTTTCTTTTTGAAATGACTACCTTTTCGTTTTAAGAACTCATCAATAATAGCAAACCCGTCATTTGTGAACTCAATCATTTCTTTCTGGTCTACTTCGAAGTCATCACCATATCTTTCTTTAGACTCTTTGAACAATTCTTTCATTCGATATATCAGAATATCGTGTAGTGGTAATTCATCAGCTTCTTTAATTGTTCGTTCGTAATAACATACTAAATATGCTTGGATAGTCTCGTGAATAGCACTACCGAATAAGGTATAGATATTACCCTTGAAAGTTTCTGCTTTATCCACATAATTTGCTTTCCAAGTGTAAGGACATTTGTCCCACATTGCGAACTGACTATAACTTATTTTGCCCATTTACCCCTCGCTACTACTTGTGCCATTACTCCGTAATTTGATACATCTGAAAAACTATCTGTTATTGGTTCATTTTCTACACCTGGTGTATGTTTTTCTCTCATCAATAATGTTTTTAATCTTTCTGTTTTGTCCTGCATTCTGAACCAGATACCTAACAACGATAATTTAATATCTTCTTTGGTTTTTAGAATTGAACCCACTGCTATATTCTGTGGACCATAATCATATTGTTTTTTACAAAACAATTCATATTGGTCTCGTTGAATCTTTTTAAATTCTTGTGTCATTTCAGGATAAGTTTCTTCCATATATCCAACGACATCTGTTGGGTCATATTCTTGACCTACATCGTCAATAACTTTTGTTGGTGCGTCTTTAATCATTATTTACTCCATATTTTTTTTAGTTGTTTTTCATCTACACCATACTTTGATATAATTGAATATACAACATCTTTACCCATAATGTCAAGTGTTTTTTCAATATTTGTGGAACTTTCTTCAAAGTGTTCACATAATATATCCATAGCCCACTTTTCTATCTTGGATTTCTTTTTAGACTTGGTGTATTTTAAAAAGGTTCTACCCTTTGGTATCACATCTGTATAGAATTGATAAACTGATTTAGGTTTTAATTCCCAATATTGTTGTATTTCGTTCACCACTTCTATCCACTCTGGTTTCATCGATAGAAATCTATGCACCATATAATTGGACCAACTCTTTTTAGATGCGTCATCTAATTCGTCCCAATAATTTGGTCGTTGATTGTTGGTAATTTCCTGTATGTGATTAAATAGTGTTTTTGTTTTCATTGTGAATAACCTTTTAGATATAAATAAATAGTTGACTTATAAGTCAAAATGACAAAAATCTTTGTTTTGTTCGTAAAAGTTTTTTAGCTCTTCCCAATTACCGATACTTTTAAAATTATCTTCGGTGTTTAGTTTTACCCCTGAGAAGAAACCATATAAATCTTCATAGAATAATACCCTTGAATTTCTGTGAGCTTTTAAATAGTCTATGGTGTTGTTTGTTATTTCTTTGATGCCTATGATATCTTTTTTAATGTCATCAATTGATATTGTATCAACTTTTATTTCGTTGTATTGTTGTTTTTCCTTTTTCGTCAGAGTTTCTACCCCAAAATCTACTGCTCTCCACTTTTCTGTTTTCTTTGCAAGATTTAAAGATAGTGATTGTAAAAATACATTTCTTCTTGACAAAAAGAAAACCATATCGTGATAGTCTATTATATCGTTGTGTATTTTTTTCTTAGGATAAACACCAAACTTAATTCCAAAAGTATCATCGTTGTCATACATTTTATCAAGAAATTTATCTACACCCATTGAGTTTATAATCTTTTCCGAGTGATTAAATTCTGGTTCCCATATGAATTTTTTAGATGAAATCTCTTGTAGTGTTTTACAAAACTCAGTTGTTCCACTACGACTACAACCCAACACCAATACTTTATTTAAATGCATTTCCAAGCATCCAAGTCAATACTGAATATCTAACACCACGAGTCAATGGTGATACTCTATGTCCTAAATAAGATGGAAACAAGATAAGACTTCCTTTTTTTCTACTACCGACTGCTGTGTTTTCACCTGTTTCGTCAGTCATACTGAACTCAAAGTTTCCTCCGTCATACTCATTTTCATCAGATAGTTGGATAATTGCAGTAATTTTACGAACTGATGTTTCTTCATTTCCAATGTCTAAATGCCAGTCATATTTTCCTGTGTCTTCATATCTCAACATACGAACATTAGAAAACTCATTTGCTATATCAAAATTAAAAAATAATCTATTTGCCATTTCACAAGCCATCATTAAATTTTTATTTAAATTAAATCCGTCTGACAATACGATTTCTTCTGAAAATCTTACTTCTTGGACTTTACGAACATTTTCATTAACAACATCTGCTCCGTTTCCACTATAAGTTCCTGCTACGGTGGCTTTAAATTGTTCTGAATTATCAAACATTTTGATTAGTTCATCACACCTTTGTTCAGTCAAAAAGTCATCTTTGTGAACTACAAACTTAAAGTTTTTCTTTTGTGTTAGATTTTCTATCATCTAAAGTGGTCTCCAATAAATAACTCTTGTAAAACATACCTTGTTCCTTTGGTAACTGGTGTTACATTGTGAGATAAAAATGTAGGAAATATAGTTAATGAACCTTTTAGTTGGTTCATTGTATACCACTCTTTTGTATGTTTATCTTGTATTCCGAACTGAACCTCTCCACCCTCGTATTCACTTGGGTCTGTAAGTTGGACGATTGCCACAAGTTTTCTATTAGAACAACTACCTGCATTAAAGTCTGTATGCCAACCATAAAATCCACCCTGATGATACTTGATAAGTTTTAATTCGTCATCTGCTCCGTCAATATCAAAGTGAAATACACCTTGATTTACCATTTTAACTACTTGATATATTTTATTTTGTAACCATTTCCAATCTCCATTACAATTATCTGGTCTAAATCTATTATCCGGTTGGTCAAATAAATACCATTCTTCCGTTACTCTTATTTCCGGTATAATTGCTGCTTCTCCTCTTTCACCACCAACTCCACCCGGAACCATTTGTTCTGTTGTGGTTATTTGTTCTATTAATTCATCACACTTTTCGTGTGATAAAAATGTAGGTATTTGTATTGAGTATTTAAAGTCATTGTTTAACTTCATTTAAAAGTGTTCCCTTCTGCAAATGTTATTAAAGTGTATCTATCTTTTTTACTAAATTGTAAAACTTTATGTGCTGCGAAAGATGGAAATATAACTATTCTACCTTTTTTTACATCTATGACATTACCCCAAATGTCTAATTGTCCACCCTCATAATCATCATTCAAAAATATAACTGATGTAAGTTTTGTGCAAGTGTTTACAACCTTCCCATCTCCTGCTGCAAAATCTGAATGATACTCATCATCTACAACAAATGTATCTACTGGATATAATTTCCCACAAGAATGCTGAATACCAGAGATATCAAATTTATATACTAATGTA